TTCATACAAATGGTCTATACTGTTTCCATAATAACCCATGTGCATATAGATGCAATCAATATAACGTAAATCGTCATGATCTGCATCATATGTGAAAACATCACAGTATTCAACAATTTCTTGCGGAACTTCTACCTGCTTGTGGTCATAATCAATTATCATTCTCTTCCCTATACTTCTCCCACATTTTAGCAACCATGTCAACTGGTTCTGTGGTTCGTTTGTGAATGTCCTCCTTATGATTTAACCACTTATCGATTGCTTCCTGTGTGGGAACTTCAATTCTAACGGCAGTGCCTTCTTCTTCAAACTCCTTATTCATATCAATGTATGTTTGAGGAGTAATGTTCATCTTTTTAGGTTGATGCATTTTAAGATACTGGTTTGCTGCCAAGTTGTCTAAAAAGTCGTTAGTCACGTTGCCTCCAGTCATCCGGTTTGTCTTGATGAAACCACTCTACGATTTCATCTGTACTTTGAAACCCTGTGCTATGTTTGGATGGATCCGGGTCTCCTAGTCCCATCCTATTGCAAAAATCATCAATACTTCCTTCTTGAATATCTTGAGCAGATTGTCTTCTTGCCTTCTTCAACATTTCATTTGCTGTTGTATTTGCTTTAGCAAGTTTCTGTGCCCAAACCATATCATCAAACTTTACTTCTTCTCCATTTGCAACACATTTACAAATAAACTCCAGACGAAGACGATATTGTGTGGATAGCATATGTTTATATTTCTTTGTTTTTATTTATTTTTGTTTCATGAGTGAAGCGATTTGTAGACTGATTCGATGTGCATGTGACCATGAAAGTATCCGGCAATGATGGTACTAAGAGTTACTAGAATCACTCCCAGTAACATCAGGACTGGGATAAGATATGATGATTCTTTCTTCTGTTTCTCCTCTGGAGTTGAGGAGTGAGGTTCTGTACCACTTTCCGTTGAGGATTTTGCAGACATTGTTCAGTTGTGACTCCATTATGAGACGTGTTTCATTTTTCATGAGAGTTTAATCATAACTTCTTGCTGTTTCAAGTAGAGTTTCATGTAACATTTACACATGTCTCTCAATTCCTCCATGCTCAATTTGTCAAGATCACGAGACATCTTTTCATAAGTGAATTGTCTGCTAGTAGTGTCTAAAGTAATTTCGTCTGGATTCATAACTTTTTACCATCTTTTTGTTTTTAAATAATTAAGAACATCAGAACGAACATCCATCAATTCATGATAGCATCTTTGGTTGTGAGCACATTGACGAAGGGATGCATCAGGTTTAATAACAGATTCAATGAAAATGTCAAGACCACGATTCCATTTGTCTTGCTTGCTTTCACCTTCAGGGATTTGATTTTGGTCCTTCATCATCGTTTTTTTGAGTTCTTTTTTATGTATGAGACAGCAGATTGATAGTTCCGTGATGTGTGAACAATCGATCCGTTATTAATTATAACAAATTTTTTTGAACCTGCGAGAGGAACTGCTGCCCACATGCCATTCTTGGTGACATAACCATCAGGATCACCACACTTGTCCTCCAGAATATCTGTATTAGGACAAGTGTAGAACTTTCTATAATCCTTTGATTCCGACATTAGAACACAGCAGTGACGCTCACAATAGTTGCCGTAGGGTTACGTGCAAGTGCAGTTTTTCTTGCATCCTCATAGTTTTTTGCTTGCACGATTTCATCAAATACATTACCAGCAACATAGAGTTGAACTTTGACTTTCATGATGTTCCTTGATTACTTTGTAATTATAGCAGAGTGGAGCAGGGTTTCTGCTCCTGGTGGACAGTTCTACTTCCGGACCACTGAGATGGCAGGTTCACCCTGTTCAAATACAGTGTCAACCACTGCCTGAACGCTCCTGGCAGTGCTGATGCCCACCTTGTCGAAGACAGGCACACAGACCAGTCCAAAGGTCTTCTCAGCACCGCCCAGACGAATCACACGACCGATAGACTGACTGATTCCGATGTAGTCCATGTTCCGCATGAACAGGACTGCCTCCAGTCCCTTGACGTTGATACCTTCAGACAGAATGCTGTGGTGCATCACGACGAAACGAGTATCATCTTGACCCCACTGATTCAGAGTTTTGAAGAANTCTTCACGGGATACTTTCTTACCATTGATGATAGCACCAGTCTTGCTAGTGATATACATCCAGTTGTATCCACGCTCCTTAAGTTCATAGCAAAAGTCAGACTGACTCACAAGACGCACAATCTGTTTGGTAGAACGTGCAGCAATCAGAATCTTATTGAGCGAGTTTGCATCAATAGTATCCAGGAGGTTTCTTTCATCAGACTGCTTGAAATCGCCCTGAGGAAGTTGCTGGACCACAACCTTGGGAGGAAGAATATAACCTTCCTCAACCAGTTTAGGTGCAGGAACATTGCAAATCACCTGTCCGTAGACAGCACCATCATTCATTCCTGGTTTGAAGATGGTAAGAGAATGCTTAGGAGTAGCAGTAAAAAAGTAGCAACGATCAGCATCGTGAGAGAAGAACTCAGTAGCAGGGAAAAAGTTACGCTGCACACTGTTGTGTGCCTCATCAAAGTAGATTGTGTTTACCTCAATATCTGCCTCTTGAATACGATGCAGACTATGATATGTAGTGAAGATAATGCAGTTCTCACCAGCAGATCTTGCAGTATTATTGAATAATGCAATCTTCTCTGGTTTGGTGCTACTAAAGAACTCAGTTTCACCACTATGAACATGCATTACATGTGTGTAAGTAGTATCAATCAACTCAAGAAATTCTTTGCAGAGTTGTTCGGCAAGCAGAATACGTGGTGCTACAATAACAAATGTCTGACCACGATTGATCAGTTCCATGTTAGTCATGGCATCTTCAATCATGCAGATGGTCTTGCCACCACCAGTAGGGATGATGACCTGACCTTTGTTGTTGTCCCACATCGCATTGACTGCTTCCTTCTGATGGGGTCGCAAGGTGATGGTCAAGTGCTCTCCTGTCCTGTATGAACATATTATAGCAGAAAACCGCCTCCAGTGCGACCTGGTAGACGGTTTCCATAGTGTCTTAGAGCTTCCTCTTCAACCCGGACAAAGGTAGTCTATAGGGTTTTTAGAGTCTTGTCAAGCTATTAGGTTGAACTTGTTACTGCTTCCCATGCAGAACCATTCCAGAAGTTAAGTTTATTTGTGGTTGTGTTATACATGATTGCACCTTTAGGAAGGTTGCCATAACCACTCATTAAGTTTCTCTTAGTGGTATTGAATGTGGGAATAGCAAGTGAATCATATCCAGATTGGTTCTGAGTTAATGTTGCAATACCGCAGAATACTGTGCCACCCGTGCTAACATTGAGTCTTCTGGATTCATTGTTATAAACAACAGAACCACCAGGAACACCAGAATCACCAAGAAGTTTCTTGGCAGTTGCTGTTCCAAATCCAGATTGAACTGGATTTACATTCTGATTACCACCAGCATTTGATGTATGAAGGTTGGCAACGATGTCCAATTCTTCATTATTAAGTGAAGGCATGATGACAAAACTGTTCATCGTGGTGCTTGCCGCACCAACATCAAGAACAGATCTTGCAAAGTAAGTATTGATTCCAATTCTTGTCAGATACTTAGAACTATCATGATTGTCAGGAACCATTCCTAAATTAGTTGCACCATATCCTGTAGTGGGAACACCAACGGTAGGAACAAATAATCCAGAATTTCCAAACATTGTGAAAGAACCAGCATCTGACTGGAAGTTTCCATATGCAGCTTCAGGAACAACTTGTCCTAATGCAGATGGAATTGTTCTTGGGTCAACTTGTAATGATCCATCAGCAGTTGTAGTNATTCCAAGTTTGGTTCTGCCGACAATTGCACCGGTAGAGTAGAAATCACCAAAGATTGTAGATGAATAAGCACCAAGGAATCCAGCATCACTTGCCGTTCCAACTCCTAACTTTCCTCCAACAAAAGTATCACCCGACAATGTGGCAATACCAGTACCAACTCTAAAATTGCGACTGACAAGAACATCATTGAATGTAGTAATTCCACTGGTTATATTAATTACAGCACTACTAGAGATTGGTAGAGCACTACCATCACCCAGAGTAAGTTGATTAGCACCTTGTCCTACGGTTACAATACCAGAGAACTGACCATAACCACTGACGAATACA